ATAGCTGATTGGAACAGCTTTCAAATCCAAGAAGATACAGCACTAGGTGTAAGTTACACTACGCTAAAATACATAGAACGTGATGAGTGGTATAAGAACCATAGAGACACTGATTATTCATCAGGTACTGATGGTATCAGTGTTCCACGCTTTGTATTCCCTTCTCATGGTAATGGTTATGGTGTAAGCCCATCGCCTGATAAAGCATACACATTAAAATTCAGATACTACCAGAACTACTCTGATATCTCAGCAGCAGATGATGTTACACGTATTCCTGATAGCTATGATACTGTCTTAGTAGATGGTGCTTTATATCATCTCTATATGTTTAAAGATAATCTTGAATCTTCTCAGGCTTCGTTCATGGCCTTTGAAAAAGGTATCAAAGACTTACAAACTTTATACATTAATAATTACGAATACATTCGTGATACACGGGTTAAGTATTAATGCCAGATCAAATACAGTCCTTCAAACTTGTATGTGCAGGTGGTCTGAATTCCAATGAAAATCATTTAGATTTATCGGATAACAGTCCAGGCGCAGCTACACGTATGTTGAACTTTGAGCCGTCACTATTTGGCGGCTATCGTCGTGTAGAGGGTTATGATGAATATGATCCTGATTATGGCGAAGTAACGGTAGCAGGTTCATCTACAGGCCAAGGCAAAGTCCTTGGTATTGCTATATTTAAGAATGACGTTACCAACAGCACAACTATCATAGCTGCACGACAAGACGCAGGTGCTAGTACTTACAGCTTCTACTATTATACTGCTTTTATAGGATGGCGTAAGTTTACCCTAGATCACGGTGTTACACGTTCTATGACTGCAAACGGTCTAACTGTTAACAGACTACGACACCAACAGTTTAACTTTGGTACTGGTAATAAGATATGCTTTGTAGACGGTGTTAACGAAGCGATTATATTTAACGGTACAAATTGGAAAGAGATAAAGTCATCTCACGCTGGGGGTTATCATGCATCGAACAATACAGCAGGTGGCGATCAGGCATTAAATGCTCCTGCGCTAGTAGACGTGTTTGAAAACCATTTGTTCTTAGGTGGTCATGAAGCTAGTAGGGCGGCTATAGCACACTCTGCACCAAACGATCCGTATACATGGACAGTTGCAGCAGGGGGTGGACAGATAGCGGCTGGCTTTGATGTCGTACAGATCAAACCATTCCGTGATAATCTATTCGTATTTGGTAATAAGAATATCAAGAAGATTACAGTTAGTGCATCAAATGCTTTTGCATTAGAGAACGTAACAAGTAACATTGGCTGCGTGGCTAGAGATAGCGTACTAGAGATCGGTGGAGACTTAATGTTCCTGTCTCCTGATGGTTTTAGACCTGTTGCGGGTACATCTAGAGTTGGCGATATCGAGCTAGAAACTTTATCTAAGCCAATACAATCTACACTTGTTGATCTTATTAAGAACGAAGACATGGACGCTTTAACAGGCGTTGTTATACGTTCTAAGTCACAGGTACGGTACTTTGTTACCACAACCAATAGTGGGACTGTTGTAGCTGCTACAGATGCTATCGGTATCATTGGGGGACTAACAGATACATCAGGTTCAATTGAGTGGGAATTTGGTGAGCTACTAGGCATACGAGCAAGCTGTGCAACGTCTGATTATGTAGGCACAGACGAACTTATCTTACACGGAGATCATGATGGTAAAGTCTATCGCCAAGAAAATGGAACGAGTTTTAACGGCTCTAATATTATATCTGTTTACGCTACACCTTATCTAGATTTCGGTGAGACAGAACAACGAAAAGTTATTCGAAAGCTAAATACATTTATACGTGCAGAAGGCCCATTCGAGATGAACCTCGCTATCGATTATGATTGGGGTGATTACAATACATCAGTACCTTCTACATATACTCAAACCAGTGACGGTGCGCCTACGATCTACGCTGGGCGAAACATTACTTATAATGGAGCAAACGTGATTTACGGCGGTGCATCCAAACCGATCATGACATCGGATATTCAAGGTTCGGGCTTTTCAGTCCGAGCTACTTTTGTGACAGACGGACAATCAGAACCATTCTCAATTCAAGGCTTAGTCTTTGAGTTCAGTGCGGCAGGGAGAAGATAAAAAATGGCAGGTTACACTCGGCAATCAACTGCTAGTATTATAAATGGTTCTAGTATTACAGCGCCGCCAATCAATGCGGAATTCAACCAACTACTAGCTGCGTTTAATGCAGCATCAGGACACGGACATACAGGTGGTACAGGCGATGCTCCTAAGATACCATTAACAACTTCTGTTAGCGGATATCTACCATTAGTACATGGTGGTGTTGGTGGTCGTAATAACGTAACAAACTCTGTTCCTACAGCTAATGATGATAGTGGCGATGGGTATGCACCAGGTTCTATCTGGGAGAACTCTGCTACAGGTCGTGTCTACATCTGTGTAGGTAATGGTTCTGGCGCAGCCGTTTGGCGTGAGTTAGTACAAGTTGATAGCGGTAATGCTATACTTCCTGCATCTAATAACACTGTAGACTTAGGTAACAACTCTACACGCTTCCAGGACTTATTCCTAAGTGGCGGTATTGCGGCAGCAGGTAACGTAGCAATCGGTGGTACACTTACGACTACGGGTACATCCGCATTCACAGGCCTTGCTACATTTGCTAACTTATCAGCTACTGGTACTACAACCATTACATCCGTAGACCTTAACTCTGGTGCTATTGATAATGCTGTAATTGGTTCAGCTACACCAGCGGCAGGTACTTTTACGACACTGAATGCTAATACATCTTTAGTAGCCGCTACAGCCGATATCAATGGTGGTACGATAGATGGTGC